GGCCATCAAGCACCTAGTGGCAGAGAAGTCTATGGTCGAAGATATCTATGAGAAGCCGCATGACTAGACGGGTGCTGTTCAAGCAATGCCCATTATGTGGCGAGCGCAAACCCATGGAAGCCTTTTGGCGCAATCGAGCCAAGGCCGATGGCCGGGCCTATCTCTGCAAGGACTGTGGGAACCTGGCTCGTCGTCGTCGTCGGGTTTACCATGTTCCTACTGGTGAGATCCATGCCAAGTGTGGAGGGGTGTTGGCGGAATACCAGAGTGACACCTCTGATGAGTACATGGCCCGGTGTGAGAAGTGCCGGATGGTTGGAGTCCCGGCCTAGAACACGATTGGCGTCAGGCCGGATCGGTACCGGAAAATGGCCGGTTCTCTTATAGCCACCTCAAGGTCGGTCCCGATGTATCTCATCCCGTTCTTGTCCGACTCATGCTTCCTGGTTGACTCAAACCGTCTGACCTCCATCCACTTCTTGGCGAATCGGATCTCATAGCAGTCGTCCATCCTGACTCCATAGGCCTGTAAGAACAGTCTCAGTTGTGTCTCGTTGGAGCCTTCCTTGAACCACCCTGAGCCGGGAGTCAGCCTGGTGGGGACATTCAAGATCACAGCCCTGCTGCCTCAAACATCTCCCGATAAGCCTTCCGCCTCTCCCTCTTGGCATTGATCTCTCCCACAGCCTGCCTTACCAACTCACTCATGCTGGTGTCCTCATGTGCTGCGATCAGCTTCAGCTTCTTGACTTCCTTGGGTTCGATGCGGACCAGCAGGGTGTGAAAATCTGTGACTGTCATTTCGTCTTTCTATAAGTCGGTGTGTCACACTTGGTACACCAGTAGAACCGCTTGGTTCCGTCCATCATCACCATCACATACAGAAACGGCAGCCCACACTGGCAAGTGTCATGGTCGCCCTTTTCAACGGTTTCCCGCTTGCGACCTTCTATCATGATAACATCCTACCGCCAGGTTGTCTTCGGACAAGATACCCTGTTGATATGAAGGAAGTCACCATGATCTCAGAATATGCCCTCACGGCTGTCGATGAGCCAGAACCATGGGACCGTCAAGCCGACGAGTCGGCCATCCAATATCACTCCTTCGTCACCTACCGCAACCTGGGAGCCAAGCGGTCCTACTCGGCCACTGCCCGCAACCTTGGCCTCACCCCAGCGGCCATAACCAAGCGTGCCCACGAGTATGACTGGCAATCTCGGGCCGAAGCCTGGGATTTCTACATGGATCGCATCTTTCAGGCTGAATTGGTCGAAAGACAGCGGCTATTGGCCAAAAGCCAGTTTGAGATGGCCGAAAAGGCCCTTTTTGCCCTAAATGCGCCGGTTGACGCCCTTTTGGCCAAAATGGAGGCCGATCCTGAAGGAACCATGACCGAATTCGGGGCAAAGGACATCGCACGCCTTCTCAAGATGGCTCAGGACTCGATTCGGCTCATGCCAGCCACTTTCACGGCCCAACGCCTTGCCCTGGGCCAGCCAACCGATATAACCGAGAAAACCGAGACCCGCAACATCAACTACAACGATACGCAGAGAATAGGAGAGGTACTGGATGTCCTTCACGAAGCTGGTGTCCTCGATGCCTTCATCGACCCAGGCTCGTCTGGGCCAATCATTGACGCCGAGGTTGTCGAAGTGGACGATGGTGGACCCGACACCGAAGCAGACAGCGTTCCTGATAGTCCCCAATAAAGAGGTCCTCTATGGCGGGGCAGCCGGTGGTGGAAAATCGATAGGCCTCCTTGCCGCCGCTTCCCAGTATCTCGACGTTCCCGGCTACTCGGCCCTGGTCCTTCGTCAGACCTACAAGGACCTCGCTCTCCCCGATGCCCTCATGGATGTGGCTCAGCAATGGTGGGCTAAGTCGGGAGCCAAGTGGGTGGCCAAGACCTATACCTGGGAATTCCCCACTACCGGCGACAACTCCACTCTCACCTTTGGCTACCTTGAAACGGAAAAGGACAAGTACCAGTACCAGGGAGCAGCCTTCCAATTTATCGGGTTTGACGAACTGACCCAGTTTGCAACTGAGTCCCGGTACCTCTACCTCTATTCCCGTCTGCGGCGCATAGTTGACTTTGATGTGCCCCTTCGTGCCCGGTCCACCACCAACCCTGGTGGCATCGGCCACACCTGGGTCAAGGAGCGCTTCATTTCCAACCCTGAGACTGGTCGGCTCTTTATCCCGGCCACACTGGACGACAACCCTTTCCTGGACCAAGACGCATACGAAGATTCCCTCTCTTATCTGGATGCCATCACCAGGGAGCAGCTACGTCACGGTGACTGGGAAATCGACCCTCGTGGCGGCATGTTCAAGCGTCATTGGTTCAATATCACCGAGATCCTGCCCGCACCCGGCTACACCGTCCGCTACTGGGATCTGGCCTCCTCAACCGAAGCAGAGTTCAATGATCCCGACTGGACGGTCGGAACCAAGATGTCGCTCACCTCAGAGGGCAAATACGCCATTTGGGACATCAAGCGGTTCCGGGGAACGCCAAAACAGAATGAGGAGATTATCCGCCAAACGGCGCAAGAAGATGGCGTTGGAGTGGACATTTTCATGGAACAAGAGCCGGGATCAGCCGGAAAAACCGTTATTGACCATTATCGGCGCAATATCCTTCCTGGATGGACTTTCAGGGCCGATAAGGACTACAGAACCACCAAAAAGGAAATTCGGGCCATTCCGTACTCGGCAGCCGCCGAAGACGGCCAAGTCACCCTTTTGCTCGGCCCTTGGATCTCATCCTGGCTTGACGAACACATAATCTTCCCAGACGGCAAACACGACGATCAGATCGATTCAGCAGTTGGGGCGTACCAGATGATTACCAAGATGCAGCGCAAGGCCACCGGGACTCACCGGGTCGGTCAGCGATACCGGCGATGAACCGGCGTGACCGAGCCATTAGGGGCATCACCTTTCTCGATGATGTGATAACTGATGCCATTGATCCTGAAATCATCAGGTCAGAAGAATTCTATGACGAGCTTGGTGTCCTTACTCAAGCCCTCCAAGATTTCTGGTGTCGAGAGGCTGGCCATACTTATGAGCGGGACCAGTGCAATCTCCCAGAACATGATTACTGCATCGTCTGTATGCGCTCTACACCCTTCATGGTGTCACGATGAACCGGCGTACACTTACCTGCAAACTCAAAGGTCACATTTGGATGATCGAGGGCGAGACTCCTGACCCCAATCGCACGGGAGGAACCTATTGGGTTCATAACCGCTGTTTTCGATGCAACCTATACCGCAAGGAATTGCGTCACGCTGTAGCCTTCACTCCCAAGGAGATCTAATTGGTCATCGAGTTCAAGCCGCTAAACGAAGAAGCCCCTCTACGTCTAGACGATGACACTCTTGCCCAGATCATCCGCAAGGATGCTGGGGCACTGACCAACAGCCTCGATGAGTTAAACGGGTTCCGGGACTACTACGAGGGAGACCAGACCCTCAACTTCTCCACCGAGGAATTCATCGACACCTTTGGCCTCCAGTTCGCAGACCTCCGCTCTAACTGGATGACTGTGGTTGTCGAGGCCATGGAGGAACGTCTTGATGTCCAACGTATCCGCATGCGGGACGATCTGGGCAAAGTCATCGATGACCTCTCCGATGACATCTGGCGTGTACTTCTGGAAAACGAAATGGAGCAACTCCAGAACGACATCTTCAACGGTGCCCTGGTCGAGGGGCGCTCCTATGCCTTGGTCTGGCCCGACGATCTCAACCCTGACATTCCCCGTGTTGACTTCCAGCCAGCCCAGAACATGATCGTCACCTATCACCCTGAAGACATCAAGGTGATAGACCGGGCCGTCAAGCGCTGGGTGACGCCAGACGGTGGCCAGCGCCTCACCATCTATACCCGTGACTTCCTCTACAAGTACAAGCTGGACCCAACCGGCAGCGTGGACCCTGAAGACGTGACTCCCCGAGATACCGGCTGGCAACAATTGGAAATCGCTGATTCGGGTGACCCGGCCTGGCCGCTGCCCAATCCCTTCGGTGAAGTTCCAATAGTCGAATTCTGGAATCGTTCCAACCGTTCTGAACTCCGTGACCTGATGCCGCTTCAGGACGCTCTCAACAAGACGATGCGGGACATGATGATCGCCAACGAGTATCAGGCTCAGAACATCATCTATATCATCACTTCCAATGAGGAACCAGAGGGCGGCTGGAAAGCCTCGCCTGGAGTGGTTTGGCATATCCAGCCCGAGATCGACTTTGAGGGCAGAGAGGTTCGGTCAGAAGTCGGCACCATCGAGGCCTCCACTCCTGACAACTTCATAGCCACCCTGGAAACCTTCCTCCAGCACATCGCCGCCATTTCCCGGACCCCGGCTCACTACTTCTATCTCTCCTCAAAACAGGGTGGTCGTGGTGACGCCCCTTCCGGTGAAGCTCTCCGAGTGGCCGAAACCGGCCTCTTGAAGAAGGTCCAGAAGTCCCAAGAACTTTGGGGCCTTCGCTGGATGCGTGTAGCTCGTCTCATCACCATGGCCCTGGGCAACTTCGATCCTGAAGTGGCTCTCACTGGCGATACCGTCTGGACTCACCCGATGGCCCACTTCCAGTCCATTCTCCTAGAAGAAGGCCGTCAGATGATTGCCGACCTTGGCCTTCCTCCACAACTGGCCTGGCGACACATCGGCCTCACTGAGGAAGAAATCGATGAGGCGCTGGCTGAAGGCTTTGACCGTGACCGGGACAATCAAGACGATGCCGACCAGCCAGCAGAATCCGACACTGACACAGAGCCGACTCCCATCAATTGAGACTGCCACGTTGGCTGTGCAGTTACCTCAAACACCCGACCAACTTGTGGCTAATGGACGAGTACGGAGAGTTCCTGATTCAGGACTGTTTTAGCTGCCAGACCATCATTATTCGGGAACTGGTTGGTGAACACACCAAAGAGGATTATGAGGCCGTTCTGGATCGGTGGCTGATCGACTGGAGATAGAAACCACGTCCGGTCCTTGCCACATTCTTCCAATTTGTTCTACGCTGTACTCGTGACCAAACATATGTTCTGTTGCGTCACCCCAAGCATGGGGGGTTCCTATGTGCCGAAACTGGGCCGGATAGCCGAGTACCTGTCAAGGAGAAGACAGACATGATCCGCAAATTGTTCCTCCTCTGGGGAGCCGACGACGAAGGTAGCGATGACGGTGATGACGGTGGTGACCCCACTGGAACTCCTGACCCAACACCCGAAGTCCGAGAGATCACCCAGGGCGAACTCGACAAGATGGCAGCCCGAGCGGCTGACAAGGCCTCACGAAAAGCACGTCGGGACATTGCTTCCGACATGGGTTTCGAGAACCTTGGAAATCTCAAGGAGTTCGTGGAGGGCAAGAAAGCAGCCGATGACGCTGCTACCGACGAGCAGACCAAGGTTCTGCAAGAAGCTGAGAGATCCAAGAAGGAGAACGAGGCTGCAACTTCGGCCCTGGCCGAAAAGAGTCTCGCCCTTACGATCTCAATGCAGGTGGTAGCAGCCGGTGTAGCTGACCAGAAAAAGGTCCAGCGGATCGCCGCTCTAGTCCGTGATGACTTGGACTCAGAAGTCCTCAGCGATGAGGAAGACTGGGACGAGGTTGTAGGTTCCGCCCTCCAGGAACTACAAACTGATATGCCTGAACTGTTCGTCAAATCCGGTGTGGGTTCTGGCGACGGTGGCGCACATGGCGATTCAGTCACCGATGAGGACAAAGATGCGGCACGGCAAAAAGAATTGAGGGAGGAGTACGAAAAACAAGGACTCCTCTATCACCCACTTTAAGGAAACTAAATGGCCCGATTTGACAAAATCGACGTTCGTTTCCGAGGTGTAGTTTCAGTCGACATCACTGGTGTCTTTGGTGCTGTTGTTCCTGATCTCGTCATGGTTGACCTTGACGCTTCAGGAGAGTTGGTGGTTTCACCAGCTAGTACAGCCAAAGGTGTCATTTGGACTCCCGAAGGGAAGTCTGATTCAGGTGTGGCTAACTTCAACGTGGCCCTTGCAGGTTCCGTCATGACCGTCATGGTCTATGGCGAGATCGTTGGCCCAATTGTTTCTCCAACCCTCACGGCTGGCGAGACAATTTGGTCAGGCGCAGTTGGCGACGTTGTAGATGCAGTGCCAGCTAACCCAGCACAGATTGTTGGTTTTGTGATGGCTTCCAGTACGGGTGATCCCCGTCTGGTCATCGCATGTGCCCAGATTGGAGATATCGTATGAGGCGACTCATCCATCTCCTGTCTCGTTCAATCTTCATGCTGTGGGGAGCCACTGCTGCACCAGAGGGTTTTCACGGTCGTCCCGATGTTGGTGAGCGTTCCACAATTGATGGAACTCCACTCCCAACACTGTGGAACGATTTCACGTCTCGCTTGTCTGTGTTCAATGCGATGCACTCCATGGTTGAGTCAAGATTGTCTCAACCAACGCTTCTTACCACTGAGAGGGTTGCCGTCATGCGGCGTGCCCAGATGGAAGAAGCATCGGAGTTCGGTCAGCCCAAGCTGATCCGCACCGAGCGACTCGCCCGTGCGTACCCTTTGGTCCATTGGGACCTCGGATTTGGTTTCACCCAGGAATTCCTGGATGACGCCACCACGCAAGAAATCACCAACATTGCCGTCCTCGCCCAAGAGGCGTGGGGTCGTCGGCGTCGGCAGACGATGTACGAGGCGTTGTTCCTTCGTGCAAACTTCACCGACAAAGATGGCCTGGCTGTGCTGAAGCTCCACAACAACGATGGGGAGATCCCACCGGAGTATGAGTCCTTCACGCACGACGGCACTCACGATCACTACCTGTTTAGCGCAGGCGTTGCCTTCGTTACGGCAGACATTGCCACCATGGAAACGGAGCTTCTCCATCATGGTTATGGCGATGACCTTCCCGGTGGTGCCGGTGGAACACTCTGGCTTCACGCTCCCCGTGCAGCCATGGCAACCATCCGTGGGTTTGCAGACTTCATCCCGGCAGCTTCGGCTTCCGTAGGTGTTGAGCTAGCAAACTCCGGCGTCATTGTTGGCGGGGTAGGCCAGCCAGGCAAGGGAGTGCAGGGCTTCATCGGTCGCTTCACGATCATCGAAGACCTCACCATCCCTGACGGCTACCTGCTCGGCTATGCCACAGGCGGTGCCTTCAGCCCAGAGAACCCAGTCCGTATGCGTCAGCATGCAAATGCTTCCGCCCGTGGACTGCGACTCAACCCAGGCCGAAACGACTACCCACTCCAGGATTCGTACTACGACGGATACGTTGGAGCCGGTATTGCCAACCGTGCTGCTGCTGTTGTCTCTTTTGAGGACACAGGAGCCGGTGGTGCATACGTCGATCCGACCTTCTAGGAGGTAGGTGTAGGGGAGTCTTGATTGGCTCCCCTACACTGATTCCATGCCTTACACCAGTGAGCAGAATCTAGAGATCAACCAGGCCAAGATCCGGCTCCGCAGATCTGGTCATCCCAGCGCCGTCCAGCGCATCGATTTGGCCGTCTCCCAAGACCTTCCCTTTTCCAAGGTCGAGGCTCTCTACAAACCACGCAAGGTCAAGCCTGAGAAGTCCGTCCCAGTGGAGGCCACCTACAACCATCCCCCTCTTGCTGGCAAGGGTTCCGGGACAGGCCCCTGGCAAGACTTTGCCAAGATTGTCTCTGACATTGATCCAGACATCATCGACTCAATGGGCAAGTCGGACATCATCACCGTTCTTAAAGGCAAGGGCATTATCCATTGAGCAAGCCCAAAGCCGTCCCCGAGGCCCTGATCTGTTCCGAATGTGGACTCGACTGGGATCTCCACCCTGAGAACCCTCGTCGACAGGACCATCACAGTCGGGTCATTGTTCCCTGGACCCCTGGCCACTACTGCAACTGGGGCCATCGTAACTGCTGGACTTTTCACTCTCCATGGTCTATTACCCATGTCGACACCACTGTCTCCTATATCTCTGATGACGACAATTCCGGGCGGAACCCCAGCTAAAGTTTCTTGAATGAGCGTCGTCCTTCTCGGGCCATCAAAACAACCCTCTCATCCCCCTGGTGGTGTCCGTATCCGCCATCGCACCAAACGGCACGGCA